GAAGTTGATGGGGTTGCTGGTAAGGCCCAAGGATTAGAATTAATAGATAGTTGGGAAGTAAGTCAAACTATGAACCTATTAGAAACAACTCCTGAAAGCCTTAAACTAGCTCTTGGAGCTGCAGATATAGATGATATTACAAACGGAGAGTACTATATTATCTCAGGTAGAAGTGAAATAAAAGATGAAGATTATCTTGATAATTTAACTTATATTGGAACAATAACTGGTTCAGACATTCCAGTAATAATACAAGTGTTTAATGCTCTTAGTACAGATGGATTAAATATAAAAACGGAAGATAAAAAAGAGGCTGTGCTAGGGATAACAGTATATGGACACTATACAGAAGATGACCTGGATACACCACCATATAGGATATATTACCCTAAGAAGAAAACTGTTGCTACTCCAGTAGCGAATGTTAAAGGTGGAACTTATACAGGAAGTAAATCCGTAACTCTTACAACAACTACAGCAGATGCAACTATAAGATATACTACTAATGGATTTGAACCAACTATAAGTGATACTGCTTATTCCACTTCAATAACAATAGATAAGAATACAATATTAAAGGCTAAGGCATTTAAAGAAGGTATGCCAGATAGTTCAACATTAACAGAAACTTATATAATAGAAACAGTTTAAGAGGGTTTTACCCTCTTATTTTAATATTTGGAGGTATTAATTATGAGAAATTTACAAGCAAAAGACATATTTGCTATGTCTAGATTAATAATGTCATTAGATCTTAAAGATGAATTTAAAAAAATTGTAGATAAAGTTGATGGGAAAACTGATTTAAATTCAATTGGATATGAAATGTTCTTTACTGTGCTTGGTAAATGCACAGATGAAAAAACTGAGAATAAAGTGTATGAATTTCTATCAGGCCCATTAGAAATTAAAGTTGAAGAAGTTGCCGCTATGGATATTTTTGATTTATCAGAAAAAATTATGGAAGTCGCAAGTATAGATAAATGGAAACTTTTTTTCAACAAAGCTTCACAGTTGATAAGGTAGAGACTGAGGAGCTTTTATTAAAGAGGTATAGCAATATAGATTATATATTAAATTTAAAATTTGAAGAAGGTTACGAGTTAATATCTAAAGCTTATGAAAAAGATGCAGAAGAAAAACTATGGCAGCAATGGTTAGTTGATTATAGACTAATGGATCAAGAAACCTTTATAAGCTTTGAAGAATACAAGAGTAAAAGCAGAGGTTCAAGTTCAAATACAGGGGAGAGTGAGAAGTTAACCAAGGAGCAGATAGAAGATAAGGTAAAAGGCATTATAGAACTAACTTTAGAGGAAGGAGGTTAATAATGTGGCAATAGAAATCTTTAAGCTTATGGGCTCTATACTTGTTAATAATGATGAAGCTAATAAAAGTATTTCTAAAACTGATGAAAAGGCAGAAGGGTTAGGAGGCAAGTTTTTAAAAGGTGTAGGCACAGCTGCAAAATGGGGAGCTGCAATTGCTGGTGCTGCAGTAGCAGGAGGAACAGCTCTTTTTGGAATGGCAATGAAGTCAGCAGAAGTTACAGATAGAATTGATAAGCTTAGTAATAAGATAGGTATATCAAAGCAAGGTTTTCAAGAGTGGGATTACATTTTAGGTCAGAATGGAATGGATGTTGAAAAGCTGCAAGTGGGAGTTAAAACTCTAGTTGGGCAGATGGATGCAGCAGCAGGAGGAAGCAAAACTGCAACAGAGGCTTTTGATAAACTAGGCCTATCATGGAATGATGGAAATGGGAAGTTAAAAGACCAAGAGGTTATGATGAATGAAGCTATAATGGCTTTAGCTAATATGGAGAATGGTACTGAGAAGGCTAGATTAGCAACTAAACTCTTTGGTAAAGCTGGAGTTGAGATGATGCCAATGCTTAACAATGGAGCACAAGGCATTGAAGATTTAAGAAAGAGAGCTCATGAGCTTGGTCTTGTACTTGGTGATGATGCAGTTAATGCAGGTGTAGTTCTTGGTGATACTATAGATGATGTAAAAGCATCTTTTAGCATGATAACAACTCAAATTGGAGTTAAAGTTATGCCACTAATACAAAGTTTTGCGGACTGGATTTTATCAAAGATGCCAATCATACAAGCAGTTTTAGGAGGATTTTTTAAAGGTATAGAACTCTTTGTATCCTTATTTATGAAAGGTGCTGCTATTCAAGCAAGTTTTTTAAATGATAAGTTTGGATGGATAATAGATAAAGTAGTTCAAATGAAAGAAACATTTAATTCATCTATGGAATCTTTTGATGATTATGGTCAAGCCTTTAAATCAATGATAGAAGTTATAACAGGACCTATAGGGGATTTACCTATCTTTAATGAGATAGGAATGATAATGTCAGCAATTCATGAGATCATAAACAGAATTAAAAATGGAGAAGGTATTGGAGAAGCGTTCAGAGCTGCTTTTGAGTGGAGAGATTCAACAGTAGGTAACTCCCTTTTAGAATTAATGGACTTTATGAAAGGCATATTTGGAGCAATTCAATCAATTATAGAAACTGTTATAACCAACTTAGGCCCTATCTTTGAGGGGCTTAAAACTATGTTTTTAATTCTAATGGATTATATAGCTGTAATATGGGGAAGTATAGGAAAACCAGTATTCAATTTCCTTATGGAAATAGTTAAAAAGGTAGCAGAGGTATTCAAGACTGTATTTCCGATATTGGCAGATATATTTAAAGGCCTTTGTGATACATTGAGTTTATTATGGCAAAACATACTAAAGCCTGTGTTGCAAGCTATAGGAGCATTTTTACAAAATGTATTATTGCCAGTATTTAAATTTGTATTTAATATCGTGGCAGAAGTAGTCAAAGTAGCATTTAAATTTATAGGAACTCTATGGAATACTACATTAAAGCCTATTCTTGATGGAATAATTACTTTCATTGGAGGAGTTTTCTCAGGAAACTGGTCTAAAATATGGGATGGAATAAAAGGTATTCTAAAGGGCATATGGGGAGGCCTTAAAGCTATTCTATGGACACCTATTGAATGGATATTAGAAAAAGTAGGTGGGATAGTAGATGCAATAAGTTCTCCATTTAAAAAGGCAGCCAATGCAATAGGAAATGTATGGAGTAGTATAAAATCGTTCTTTAAGTTACCACACTTTAAAATAACAGGTTCATTAGATCCTAAGACATGGTTAAAACAAGGGTTGCCTAAACTTGGTGTGGATTGGTATTACAAAGGTGGTATATTCAATGAGCCTACTGTTTTACCAGGAGGAATAGGTGTAGGTGATAGATTCAATTCAATGGGAAAGGCTCTAATCCAGAGGCGGTAGTACCGCTTGATAGTATGTATGAAAACATAAGAAGTATTGTCAAGGAAGAGGGAAATAGTAAAGATGTATATCAAGAAATAAATATCTATTCTAAAACTGAAAGTCCAAGTGAATTAGCAAGACAATTTAAAAATAGTCAGAAAAGATTAGCTTTAGAAATGGCTTAGGAGGTTAAGGCATGGGTCAAGTAGTAAAATTTATAAATGCTAATGATGAAAGTGTAGAGTTTTCGATATCTAAGCCTTTTTTACTTAAGGAAATTGGTGGATTAAGTGATTTAACTGCTGAACATATAACCTATAAGGGAGTAAATCAAGATGGAGAGATGTATAAGAGTAGTACTTTAAAAGTAAGAGAAATACCAATTAAATTTTTATTAATAGCAAGTTCTAATAATGAACTACTTAATATAAGAGAAAAGGTTAATAGAGTGTTTAATCCTAAGTTGGGTGAAGGAAAGCTTATTTACTCCTATGCAAATATAGAAAGACAAATAAAATGTACTCCAGATGGTACTCCTGTTATGCCTATGATTGGCAATAAGAAATATTGTGAGGGAGAAATAACACTATTAGCATATAATCCATATTTGAAGGACCTAATAGAAGAGGGAGAAATCATTTCAACATGGATTGGAGGTTGGAAGTTTAAATTTAAACTTCCCTTTAAATTTAAACAAAAGGGAGAGCCTAAAAAAATATATATAATAATGGACATATAGAAACTCCTATAGAAATTATATTTAAAGGACCTGCAGTAAATCCTTCTGTTATAAATAATAGAACAGGAGAATTTATAAAAGTTGAGAGGACTTTAACCTCAGATGATACTCTATTTATTACAACAGAATTCGGTAATAAAAAAGTTGAAATTGAACGTAATGGAGTTCGAGATAATGCATTTAATTATATAGATCTAGATTCAACCTTCTTTCAATTACAGGTTGGAGATAATATGATTGAGTATACTACAGAAAATAATTTAGATCCTCAAAGTGTTGAGATTAGATATAGGAATAGATATGTAGGTGTATAGGAGGTGATAACTTGGAGTATAGTGGATTCTTTAATGGAGACCAGGAATATGGACAAGAAGAATTTAATAGGTACTTTGATAATATTTATGAAAGTGGAGTAAGTATTGATAATAGTAACAACATGACCTTAGGTGTAACACAAGAAATAGGGGTGCTTAAAATTGCTCCCGGATTTGCTATTGTTAAAGGATTCTATCTTTATAATGATAGCACCAAGAGTATAAATATTATAAAAGATAATAATTATGATAGGATAGATAGGGTTGTAGTAAGACTTAATATAAGTAATGGTAAAGTATCAATAGAACTTAAAAGTGGTGTGGCAGGAAGTAAACCATTAGCACCAACTTTACAACGTGATAATTTAAGTTATGAAATATCATTAGCCCAAGTCAAAATTACTACTACAGGAGCTATTACTATAACTGATGAAAGATATAGACAAGAGTTTTGTGGCAGTATAAGACCTAAAAATCTTACAGAATTTAATGATATGATTAAAGGACTTACAGAAGAATTTGATAGATGGTTTAATTCACAACAAGCAAAAGGATGGAGGAACATATATATTCAAAATGGAACTCCTGTAGGGAGTGTGAGTGGTTCAATATGGATACAAACGTTAGTATAAGAATATTTGATAAAAGTTTAAACTTTTTAGGGGAGATAGATAGCTATACTTCCCTTTTTTATATCCGAAAATGGCAAAACTATGGTGAATTTGAGTTTCATATGTCTGAGGTAGATATTAGTTTAATAAAAAAAGGTAATATCATAATGCTTAATAAAGATGGATATAGAACTGGTGTTATAGAGCA